CCTTCAACACCGTAAATACTTTTAGCTGCTTTATTTATACCACTATCAATAGATTTTAGTGTACTTAATATTTTATTATCATAAGTTAAACCGTCTACACTAGTTTCTTTGATTTTTTCAATACTATTAGCAATACTTTCACTCTTAGCTTCGGTATCTCCAAAAACTCCACGACGTACTTGTATAACCTTGCCTTGACTATCATATCCCATAGCAGTACCTTGTACTTTCTGCTGTTGTTCAGCATTTGGTACAAATACAGATTTATTTTTACCTTTGCCCATAGCACCATAAATCATGGCTACTAATGCAGCTGCAATTGCTGTACCTGCTATTGGACCTAGTTGACCAACACTTTTACCAAAAATATCAGCAATATTCATAGGTGCACGAGCTGCTACACCAGTGGCAGTAGCAGCAGTAGCAGCAGTTTCTGCACTAATACTAGCAGAAACTTCTACTGCCAATTTTTTAAGTGTCATTGCCATTTCTATACCAGCATTAACTATACGCTGAATATGCATAGCTTTTTCTAAGCCAGATAATATTTTATGGGCTGCTGTATGCTGTTTAAATAAATTCTTACTACTAGCTAATACTTTTGCATTTCCTGCTAATTCATCGTCTCTAGACTTTTTCTTTTGTTTAGCTATTTCTTCTTCTACATCTGCTCGTTCTTTTTCATCTCCGCCAATTATAGCTGCCTGTAATTTCTTTTCTAAACTTTCTTTAGTTTTTGCATTTTTCTCTTGTGTTTGACCATATTGCACTAATGCAGTGGTTAAATCGCCTAATTTTTTACCTACTTCTCCAAATGCTCCACTTAATGCGTCTGCATACTGATTGGCTTTTGCAAGTTCTTCATTAAATTTAGCTTGATGTAGCGCAGTTTGTAGCGTAATGTCAGACAAAGCTTTTGATTTCATTAATTCTTGATCTAATCCAGCTATTGAAGTATTTTTAGCACTCTCAGCAAGTTCACGTTCCCGAGTATACCTATTTTGTGCAAGTTGAGCTGCTGTAGCAGTTATTAATCCTTGTGATTGTAATTCGCGTGTTTCTTTTTCTCGTAAACTGATTTCATCTATGCGCTTACGATAATCTGCTTCTACTTGTATACGATTTAACGCGTCTCTAGCTTCTATTTCTCTGATTTGATTAGCATACTGTAGCTTAGCTATGTAAGTATCAGTATAGGTATTAAGAGTAATACTAGAGTCTAATCTTGCTTTATCTATAGCCAATGTTGTCTCTTCAGCTGCCTTAGTACGCTCGCGCGCATTATTTTCAATTTCAAATTTTTGATTTAGTGATTGTAATTCTCCTGCTGTTCTCTTACGAATTTCTTCTGTTCTATTCTGATCTATTTTTAGGCTTTCTTTATCATTAATTAATTCTAATTTAGTATAAAAATTACTTTTAGCCTTTTCTGCCGCCTTTTTTCTATCTTGTTCTGTAGCCAATTGAGCAGCATAAATTAATTTCTCCTCGTACTCTAAATTAATTTGATTAATTTCGCGCTGTTTTTCTAATCTAGCAGTTTCATTTGCTAGTTTAAGATTTTGTTGTGCTAATTCAGCACGACCTATATCATCCAATCCCGATTCTGATAATTGTAGTCGTTGACGTAGTAAATCATTACGTTGACGCTCTATGTCATTTTCTTCTTGCTTAGCTTTAGTTTCTGCACGAATTAATGCTAGAGGTTTTTCAACTAATTGTAAATTTTGTATTTGGCGACCTTGTTGAGCTAACTGAGTATTTATTCCATTAATAGAAATCGCAGTTTGCTGTAATTGAGTTCGTTGTTTAATCTGTTCACCAGTTAATTGACCAGTTTCGTTTGCTAGGTCTCGCATAGCTTTTACGGGATTTCTAATTACTCCTTCAAGCTTATCTAAATATTCAGTATAAGCTTGTAATTCTCTAGTCGCTTTTTGATATTCTTCAGATCCAGCAGATATTTCACTAGGGCCCTGTCCTTGTTCTAGCAGTGTTTTTACTTTTTGTTCTGCACTGGTTTTTTGATAAATAGCACCTAGTTTTTCTTGAGAAGTAATTAAGTCGCGCTGCATTTTTAATACTTCTTGCTGAATGGCAATTTCTTGTATCTTTAAATCAATAACTTTAGCAGCAAACTCTGGTACAGTATCAAATGCTGCATAATATTGCTGTAGAAATTCTGTACTACCTTTTTGTATTTGTGCACTAATAGTTTTAGCTATAATTCCGCTACTAAATTTTATACCATCACTAAGTGCACCGGCTACCTTTGCTCTAATAGATTCAGCTTCTGCAAAAGCTTTTTGCTGTTTTGCTGCTAATCCTGCTGCTTCTTCTCGTAGCTTGCTTGTTTGTTTTTCAAAATCTAAGTATTCTTTAGTATCAAACCAACTGGCACCACTGCCGCCTGTCATATTAGTGGCTTCAAAAGCATCACGACTAGCTTGAGCTTTTTCTTCTATATCTTTTAATTTTCTGTTAACACTATCTAATTCTTTTGCAGCTTGCTTAGACTCATCTCTAGCAGTACGCATAGCATCACTAAATTTTAGTAATTGTGCTCCGGCTTGTGGGCCAAATATAGGATTTTTGCTAAGACCTGTTAATAGTGTTGTTAAATTAGCTATAGAATCTTGAATAGGGCCGTCAATATTCTGAGATAAATCGCCTAAACTAGTGGTAGCTTGTATAGCCCACTGTGTTATAGGACTTTTATCAGCAAATTGTGTTTTTAAATCTGCATAAAGCTGGCTACCCTTTTTAAAACCTTCACTAAATTCTTTGGCTTTGCTGGCTGCTTCGGCAGCATCAACTGCTGTTTGTTTTACTGCTGCATTTAATACTCTAACACTTTCGCTGGCAGGATCTAGTCCTCTAATGGCTACGCTAATACTATTAAAATCAGCAGTAGCAATTTTTAATTCGCCAGTAATAGCTTTTGTTAACTTTTCTTTAGCTCCACTATCGTCAATGTTTTCAACAGCATCTACTAATTGTTGTGTTAGGGTTTTTTCAAAATTCTTTTGTACACCGCCACCAAATAAATCTGCTACCCAGTTTTTAATACTACCCCAAGTATCACCACTAAGAGCTTTTTTAGCTTTATCAGCTGCTTTAGCTAGATCTTCCATAGTTTTGGCTTGCTCATTAAAAGCATTGCTTCTGGCTACAATAGCATCTACTGAATAAGCATCATTTTTAAATATAGCTTCAAAAGTATCACGCAAATTTTTAGTAGCTCTATCGCTATCATCAGCAGCTTTGCTAAATCCATTTAGTGCTTCTTTTGATTTGTCAGCAAAACTATCTATAATACCAATAACTGCACTAATAATACCAATCCAACCTAAAAATCCACTAACAAAGCTTAGTGCTGTACTTAGAGCTCCACCAATAGCACCTGTTAGTACTCCAAATCCTGCACGTAATTTATCTGTGCCTTTTAGGCCAGTTTCTTCTATTTTCTTAAATCCAGCAGTAACACCATCAGTAACTCCAGACAAACTTCCTACCTGAGCCGCATTAGCTTTAATACTTCTTATGCTAGACTCTGTTTGAGCACGCTCGGCTATTTTTACATTTTGTGCTAGAGTGCCATAACCTTTAGATCTACGTGCTAATTGTTCTTCATCTAATTTATTAGCTTTAATAATTTCTAATTGAGCATTACGAGCAGCTTCAGTAGTATTTGCTAATTCTAGTAATTCTTTGCGTTGGGCTTTTGTTAATTGATTATTCTTGCTACGACTAGCAGCCTCTTTTTTCGCAGCTGCAATTTCAGCATCACTAACCTGTGTAATATCATCTTTTAATAAAGCAGACGCACTTTTACTAGTATCTAGTTTGGCCTTACTAGCTTTTTTATAGGCATCTTCAGCCTGATACTGCTTGTTAAGTAGATGCTCTACTTCTTGTTCAGCAAGAGCCCGTCTAGCATTACTAGCCGCTTGTGCGGCTGCTTGTGCTTCTGCTGCTTTTTGTTTTGCTTTTTCAGCGGCATCATCAGCTTGTTTCATTAAACCAGCACGAAATTCTCCAAGAGCTGGAATTGCTTGTTTTAATAAAATAGTACCAATAGTTCCTAAAACACCTAATAGTGCTGTAGGACTTTCTGATAGTGCTTTTAGTAGTGGACCTAGGGCTTTATTTACTAGCTCTAATACCTGAAATGCCACATCTTTTGTGCTTGCTAGTAGTTTACTGTAGGGATTAGCATCTAGTTCAATAGCACCAAATTTTGCTGCACCTTCTTTTAGTGCAGCAACAGCAAATGCTTGACGACGTTCAAAATCAGTAAGAGATCCAGCAGTTTTATTTAAACTGCGAGCATATTCTTGCACAGCGGGATCAATCTTGGTAAAAATACCAAGTTCATCTAATAATTCTGGCTCCATTTTAGTAATACCACGTGTTAATCGATTAACAGCATCTAGTGCATCTACACCAAGAGCTTGACTAGCACTTTTAGCAACTTTAGCAATCTCTAATACTTGCTTACTACTTAAACCACTAGCTGTTGCTTTTGCTGTTACTTCAGCAGCTTCACGTAGTGATACTATACCATCTGTAGCTTCACTAAATTGTTTAGCAAGTGAACCTAAGGCAATACCGCTACGAGCACCTAGCTGGTCTAAGCCCTTAATAAGGTTAGCAGTATCAGCAGCGTTTTTAAGTGCGTTAAAAGCAGCACTAACAGCAAATATATTAGCTGCAAATGTTGCGTATAGGCGAACTAAACCACCCAATCCACGAGATTGGTCAGCAAAATCTCTGCTAGCGGCGCCGGTTACTTGACCAATGCCACGCATACGATTGTAATCTATATTTTCGGCTGCACCAGTACTACCAGCCATAGCTGCAGCACGAGCGCGACTAGCTCCTGTCGGTTTACTACCAGCGGCTGCACGTTCTGCTTCTTTTAACTCTTTATTTAAAGCTCTAGCATCTTGTGTTGCTTCTTTGATGCCTTCAGCTTGTAATCGTAATCTAGCTGTAATTTCTTGACTAGCCATCTTTTCTCCTAGCGGTGCACTAGCAATTTTTGCTTGCGGCCCTATTAATATTTTAACTTAATTATAGCACAAGCACAAAAAAATATCAATACTATGTTTTTTGACCAATAAAAAAGCCTTCTAATATTAACTAGAAGGCTTTTGTTCTCTGGCTTTTTGTTTTTGTGTAATTATTTCACTTCTAACGCTATCAACTTTTGCCATAAATTTTAATAGCAGTTGTCTAGTATCACTGTGTTCAATATTAAAAGTATCAAATAAATTAAACACTATACTGTAGTCTTTTCCTAAAAAAGTACCACTCATACCTTCCCAGCGATCTGGTAAAAAACTATATATTTCAAGAGCTTGTTGAGCTTCTAGTGGTAAATTACTAAACTCAACGGGCATTTCTGATTCTACTGGCTCTGTGCCGAGTGTTTCGCACATCTCCAAATAGTTTTCTAGGGTAACACCTAAATCTTGATTTTCAAAATAATTTTTTAGTAAGTCGTTTACTTCTCCTGTTTGTTCTTGGAAAAGTTTCCCAGATCTGTTACTTGTTCGCTAATAAATGCGTCAAAATTAACTGAACTTTTCATTAGTAGTAGCGCGTTTTCTTCGGTATACTCTAATTCGGCATTAGGATCCTGATCACTAACATCAACTGGTACAAGTTGTTCTAAATATTGGAATTTTAATCCGCTCCAACCTTTAATACTTCCTTTAACATAAAGTTCTAGAAATAGATCGTCGTTTAATTCTTCAATAGGTTGACGATTCTTAAAAGTTGTTTTAGTAGCTTTTTTACGAATAGATTGTAAAGTTTCTCTTGATAAAAAGCATACATTAATTTCAAATCCTGGCATACCTGGATATTCTACTGCAATTTCTTTGCTAGGAACTAGCATGCTTTTTAAAGATAATGACACTGACATAAAAATAATTTCCTTGAGTTAGGGGGCTTAAGCCCCCATTAATTAAACGTTGCTATAGTAAGTTACTGTTAGTTCGTTAGTTTCAGCAATATCGTAATCTGTGTTAGCACTATTCTTAGCTTGAGCTGTAAAATTAATAGCTGTACTAACAACTTGTTCAGTATTAACAGTAGGAATTGTAAACACAGTAGCAGGCATTGCTAACTTAACATGTGGGCCAGTAGCACCACCAATATTAATTGTTACATTATAGGCTGGATCAACGTCAAGCGCTTTATCTGCTAACATATCTGTAATTAGATCAGCACTACGATAAGTAGCACCACTGCCAACACGTAAGTAACAGTTTACTGTACCGCTAATAGCGCGAGTACCTGTAAAATATGTAACGGCTTGGTTAACTACACCTAGATTAGCTGGTGTTAAATATGTAACATTATTTGCAATAGTTACACTACCACCAGTTAGTGCTAAAGTATAAGCTTTACCAGCACTTGCTGCTGCTCCAGCTGGAACACCTCCACTACCATTAATACCACGAACTACAGTAATTGTACTTAACTTATTGGCAATAAATGGAGCAACAGTATTCTTTTGCTTGAATGTACCACTTAGTCCAGTAAATGTACCAGCTGTTACTGTACTTTCACCTACACTAGCACTACGTAGTACTGTACCACGACCTGTCCAAGCAATTGTTGCAATAGCATCTAGTCCAAAGTCAATAGTAGCTTGATCTAGAGCACAGTTATCAATAATGTAACTTTGACCATCTAAGATAACTATTACACCAAATTTTGTTAACTGATTCTTATTACTTTTACTAAAAGTAACTGTACTATAAACTGTAGTATCATCGGGACCAACTCCTGATGTACTTGTCCAGGCAGCATTTGTTCCAGTACTAGCTGTTGGAGTTGCTGAACCGCCAGGATCCATTCCTGCAATAAGTTCATTGGTATGATCAATGTATCCTGCTGCTAGTGCGTTCCACAATACATCTTCTTCGGCAGTTACTTTATCATTAGCGCCGCTATCAACAAAATCTGGGCGAATATATGTACTAAATGTAAATTCAACAGGATCTAGTGCTGTATTAAAACTACGCTGACCGCGCACAGGACTATCACCAGCTTCATTAAGTGTTACAGTTTCGCTACTTGTATTCTGACTAAAACTGAAACCATCTAAAATTTGGATTTCTTTAGTGTTTTTATCAGTAAAGTTTGTAGCAGCTACAACGCCTGTAGTAGGATTTACGTTTGTTGTAAAAAACATACGCGCGTTACGAATTAAATTAAAACTCATGTTTTATTTCCTCTTGTTAGGTGCTATATTGCTTTTACAAGATTTTTATCTGTAGCTAACAATTTAAGCACGGTTGCTTACATGATCTGATAACGGACCTGCAAGTTAATTTCGCCAACTGCATATGGAGCTAGTAATCCTTCATCTGTAGTGATTGATTGTATCTCTAACTCAGTTGTGCCATATTGATTTGTTGAATCATATTGTAGGGTTCTATTTCTATCTATACAAGTTTCTAGATCACCTAATAGTGTTTCTAGTTGTTCTTGCGAATCTTCTTCGCTTTTTACATATACCTTAACACATACACCTAATAAGCCCCACTTAAAACCTCCAGGTAGATAATCTCTGGTTTCGCTAGTAGGGTGTAAGTATACCGCTGGAAAATCTTGTATTTCATCCCAAAATTTTAATTTGGCATAGCTGTTATTAAATAGGTTTGTTGTATAGGGGCCAGTACCATCTATAACCTTAAACGATTCTGCTAGGGCTTGTACTATACTTGTTCTTTTGCTCATAATAATTGTGCCCTTAATCTAGTTATAGCCAAATCTCTAGCAATTTCTCTAATTGATGCACTTATTAGCAGTTTAGGGTCTCTTGTTCTAGGTCTGTCTTGACGACCACCAAGACTAAAAGTAGCATATGGATATCGCATATAATTATAAAATGCAGTTATTCCGCCCTCTCTACTTTGTGTTAGTCTTTCTACAGTTACACTTTCTGCAAATCTACCACTACGAAGGTTTAATATATCTCTTCGAGTACCATCCCCCATATTTTTCTTTATAGTAGCAACTAATCCGCTATTTATTAAATTTTGCAAATTTAATAATGAATCAAAATTACCGGCACTAGTATACTTTAATTTAGGAGATTTTGTTTGTATCTTTTTTGTTGGTTTTTTTGGTACAGATATTTTTATTTTTGTTTTTTGTGCACCAGGTAATTTTATAGATTGATTTACTTTAATAGATGAACTAGAATCTTTTATTGGATTGCTGCCTTCTATAGTACCAATAACTATATCACTTATATGTTGTAGTACACTTCTAGAACCTTCAGTAGTTAATAGTGTTTCAAAAGTTTTTTGATTATTTATAATTTCAATTAACTTTTTTTCAACTTCAGGATCTAAGTTTTGTTGATTAACTAATTGCTGTAATTGTAAGGTTCTATCTTTAACGTATTGACTAACTTGCTGCAAATTATTTAAAAGCCCTTCAAAAGCTTTTTGAGCAGCTAATTCTTGACCAGTTTGTGAAACATTAGGTTTTATAGAGTTAATTAAATTACTTAAATATCTACCAGCAGTTGCTAACATATCACCTGCTTGTTTATTAGCTAACTTTAACTGTACTTCAGTAGTAAGCCTAACTTCAGCAGCATTTGAATATAATCGTTTATCAGTTTGAATAAATAAATTAACATCTCTAACAATATTACTACTTAAATAATCTGCATCAGTTAATAAATTAACAATAAGTTCTAATTGTTTTTCTAAATTAGTTAGTTCCTGATTACTAGAACCACGTAGCTTTACTTTTCCAGCTGAATCTTTTTGTAAGTTAAATGCTCTAATTAATCTAGCAGTAAATACACCTGTTAAGTGTCCACCTTGTAATGAAGCTTTTAAATCTGCTTTTGCTTCTGGAGTTATACCTGGAGTATTATCAGCTATATATTCTACATAATATTCCACAAGTTTAGCTTGAGGAATATTTTTCAATAATAGCACATCTTTAAATTGCTTATCTCTATCTTCTGATCTTGCCAATACAGCTACTTGATCTTTAGTTGCTCTAGTTGGACCTGTATATGCAAAACCATTTTTTACACGTTTATTATCACTTAATAAAAACTCTTTGTCTTTATAATATATCTCTGATATAAATGATACAAAACCATCAAAACTAATTGTTGCTACAGCTTGTGATAACTGATTAAGTGTGGTAGAACTATTTACTACATTCTGTAAATCTATTAGTAAATTATCAAAAGCTTCTCTACTCATTATAGATTCGTGTCTGCCACCAACAGTATCTGTATCAGATCTAATCTGACTACTACTAGTATAATCTTTAAAAGAATCTAATTTTCTTTGGGTTATTCCGCCAGGACTTTTAGCTTCTAAAACTTCTTTTAAACGACTAACAATTTGTGCCCTAACAGTAGCAGACATTTCACTTATACTCATGTATAATCCGATACATATTGATCTAGTACACGTTTAATATGTGCTGGAAAATTTGTGGTAGCTACATATTGTATTTGTGTAACATTAGGTGTTACATCTCTGTTTACGTGGACTGCACTGTTATTCTTTGAATAATACTCAACCAAGTCCATAACAGCTAATTTTAAATCTTCTGGAACAGTTTCGTAGCCTGCAGTATATACTACTTTGTATCCTTTTATATATGGCATAAATACGCTAGTTCCAGTACTACGTATTAAGTCACCATCATCTATCCAGTCTGTATATTTTACAAGTTTTGTATATGTCTTACCGTAATCTTTACTTTGTGATACTTCTTGTATAGTAACTACAGGACTTTCTTTTAATACTAATTCTGGATAACCACCATCAAAATATTCTGTTTTTGCTTCATCATAGTAGTCAATAAAAGTTTTACGACAATAAGTTTTTATAAGACTACTAACTTTAGGAATTAGGAGGTCAATTTCACTATCTTTATTAGTGCTAGTAATTCCTAGATAATTTTTATACTCTGTTCTAGTAATTAAGTCTGTAGCCATATAAAACTCCGTGTTGTCTCTAAAGCCCACCATAATGAGCTTTAGAGACAGGACTCCAAAGAATCCTGTCTCAATTACTAATTAAACGTAACGTACTGTAACTACACCAGCACCTTCATTGCTTGTAAGCTGGCTCATAGCTACACGCATACTTGCCACCATTACACGACGCTGATTAACTACTTCGTCATCTGTATCCATACGCATTGCACGATAATTACCAACTACGAAGTTACGTGGGTTAACTAAAACTGCTAGTGCATCATTAGCAGCTGCACCAGTCATTTGTGCTGTAACTAATACACGAGTTTGTGTTAGTAAACCAACTTGACCTGTGATTAGGGTATTACGTGACTCACTAATCTTGTCTGTGCTTTGGAACTCTGTGTCATCTAGGAGATCATAGTAAGCGGCTTGACTAACAAACATGATTAGTTCGCTAGGATCTAGACCCCAAACACCTAGTGCACGACGTGCATCACGAAACTTAGCGGCTGTAAATTTGCCAGCAACAGCAACTGTTGGACTTGAAGTTGTTGATGCGTCATAGTAAGCTAAACCATTTATACCAGCTGTATAAGTTGTAGCACCAGCATCGTTACCAATTATCATAGCTTTATCTAATGTCTTAGCCATGCGGCGTACGATTGCATCGCGAATAATAGGAACAATAGCAATTAAACCGTCTTCCTCTTCTTCAAAGTTAACATACTCTTTGGTTGCTAACTTTGCTGCACTGATTTCGATTTCTTTTAGTGCATGTGTACGTTGTGTACCACTGCTTGAACTACCGCCAAAGTCGCTGTTAGCTACCCAGGTTGCATCTGCACCAGCATCAGGATTGATAGGCAGCTTCATGAAAGGCTGGCTCATAGCAATATTACGGATTGTACCAGCAACAACTAATTGACGACGAATTTCGTCTTCCATGTTTAGGCTGATTTCTGTTTCCCAGTTTTTGCTTGGTAAGCGAATAGCACCACCAGCACCACTGCCACTACCAGCAGCACCAGCTGTACCACCACTAGCATACTTAGTTGCTAAATCTTTGTAGTACTTTGTTTCTTCAACTGGACGCTTTGTGATCTTGCTGATAAATACGGCAGCTTGTTTCTCACTAAAGCTAATATCGCCATTGTCGCCCTTAGGATCTGTAAACTGCATACGACTCTTTTGAATAGCTTCTAGTTCAGCAGCTTTCTCTTTTAGAGCAACTTCTAAACCTTCAAGAGCACTCTTGTGTGATTCAGCTTGCTCATTAAGACGCTTTTCAACGTCAGCTAGTAGGCGCTCAGCACCTGTGTCTACTGTTTGAACTGCAGCAACAGCAGCTTTGATTTTTGCTTCTAGGGCAGCTTCAGCACGAGCAGCTTCAGCAGCTTCTTGAGCAGCTTTAGTTTGTGCTTCTACAACAGCTTTTGCAGTTTGCTCAGCAGCAGTAGCAGCAGCCTTAGCTAACATTTCTTCTAGTAATTTTGGATCCATGTTCCATTCCTCTTTGTTTGCGCTATTTGCTGGCTCGGAGTCCTCTAGCCCTTTAGCTGATTCTTCCACTGCAAATTGCTGTTTAAATAACTCATATTCCTCTGCACTATCAAATGCTTTGGCTAAACTAAAAAGCGTATTCTGATTAGCAGGTACGCTGACTACACTAATTTCATGTAATTCTAGGTCTTTGATTAAAAATACTTCGGCTTCTGATTTATACTCTGCATCCTTGACCCTAAACCCAATACTAAACGCACTTAAGATACCTTTCTTAATTAGCTTGTACACATCGCCGGCAGCATCTGTGATTGCGGCTTTAATCCACAATCCTTTATCGTCAACTTTGTGATCAACCATTTTACCAACAGGCATACGCTGATCATGAAAGGCTAGGATAATTGGATTCTTTAAATAGTTCTCCATACCCTTAGCCCAAACACTAGTAGGCACTACGTCTCCTACACGATCTGTATCACTAGTAGAGGCATAACCTTCAATCATGATAGTTTGATCATCTTCGCCTTGTGGCAGTGCTTTAGCAGTAAATTTAGACCCAAAATAAATAATTTTATTTTTTATGTCCATTTACGCGCTCGCTCCTTGTGGCCTACCCCCCTGTGCGGGATTGGCTGCTGAACCTGCGATGTTAGCAGGTACTCTGATAGTATCGCCACCATCTATTTTGGCGTACCGTAATTCTATTCTTGCTTCGTTTGGTGTAATAATACCACCATTAACTAGTGTTTGATGATAGCTTGCTATATCTTTTAACTCTGGTTGTAGCGCACTAACGTTTGAGGTGATTGCTTCCACGTCATATCCAAAATATCGCTCAACTGAGGATATATACAGCTTAACAATTGGCAATACTGTTTCCAGGTAAAATAACCGTAAATTAGGCCCAATGTTAGCATTGTTACCACCTTGTAGTAGGATTGGCGGAACCCCAATAGCGGTCATAATACGCTCGCCATGTGTTTTTATTGCCTTATCAAAGTCTAGATCACTAAAACTTTGTTCTGATAGTTTAACAGGTTTGAGTCCACTATCTAAGATAATAGGACGCTTGCCACCTGATTTAGTATTATATCTTTGTTGCCAGTACTGTAATGTTTTTTCCTTGGCAACTTGCGATAAACTATTTTCCGATGTAAGCACTAAACCAAATACCGTACCATTATCAAAAAACTTTTGCTGAAATTCTTGCATTGAAAATAATATATTAATATTTTCTATACAGCTTTGCAATCTGCTAGCACCTCTATAGATGCTCTCACTATTAATATCTTTAAAGTAGAATACTTCTGTATCTTTAAAATCTACTGAACCACTATACTTAAATCCCTTAATAAAGGTTTTAGGGTCGCTGTTAATGTCAACATTAGTAGCTGGTAGGTGGTACATAAAAGTACCATCAAAATGTATAAAAGCATTTCCTTCCAGCAACAAATCTTTAAAAATCTCACGTCTAAAATCTTGTGCAGACTGGTAAGGATTTGGTCTGTAGTTTAATAGTGTGTTTAATGTTTTTTGACGAATACCTAGTGTTACGCCATCTATTACTTTATCTTTTATATCATAGTCTAAGCTAGCACAAGCTGCTACAACCATGTTTACTGATCTATTTACACTATCAATATTCTTAAAGGCTTGTTGATAGCTTAGTAGTCTACCTTCAGTACCAATGGTACTACCTTCATCATAGTGTATTTGTTGCTGAGCTGGATTTAGTTTTTCACGAATCCAGCTACTAATCTTTTCTAGTGCCACTATTTTCCCCTAAAAATTGTGAAAAATAGGAACCATAACTAGACCCACGAAAATCACTCTGACCGCTTGTATGCTTTTCTTGCTGCAATTCAATCCAGCGCTTTTGCTTTGCTACACTACTGGGAGCGGGGCTCTTACCATAGATTCCATGCAGTTGAACATGATGACGATTGCATAGGGTATATACAAGTTCATATATTTCTTCATGGTGTTCAGCAATAAACTGATCTCGAATAGCTAACACAGCTTCATCCGTACTAATGTCTATGTTACCACGACGTGCCCAAGTTTCTAACAAGTAGGTAATTGAGTGTAGGTGGTGAAGCTCTAGTTCATTAGTAGTTTTACATATATAGCAATTAGATTCTTTTGTATAGGCACTTTTAGCTTTATCCCTAATCCACTTTACAGCTATGCGTTTGTTTGTGTTTACCGCCACATTTTACTCCAGTTTTGACTATTATAGCCTAAAAGCAACTATAAGTTCAACTCAAAATTTATAGGACCTATATTGTATAGCTGTACAGCGCATAACGTACTGCATCAGCCATGTGACTATACTCATCATGCTTAGGGCGTTCACGAGTCAATCCTTCACGAGTATCCCAGCGATACTGATCTAGCATTGCTAGTACATGTTGACAGTCTTTGTGTACTAAAAGTCTACCTTGTTGTACTAGTGTTTGTACATAGGCAATGCCTGGTAATACATCTTTTTTAGCCTTTGTAGTTGCTATATCATAGTTATAAGCTAGGTCCGAAGCAAATTGTGCAGCTGCACTATCAATAAATACTATTTCAATACCCCAGTGCTCCATCATTAGTTTAAAACGCTCGGCATGATCACGAGTAGTTTTTTCCGACTCCAAGTAGTCCTCTACACAGTAGAACTTATCACTACTAGGATCATAGATTATATTAACCCAAGCTGTTGCATCTCTGTAGCCTGGATCGCATCCAGCAATTGCTTCGCCACGCAAGCCTTCTGGCAATTCGTCTAAAATATACTCTGGTTTAAAACCTTCGTAAATTTGTCCTAGATAGCTAGTAAATGATGCCATGTACTCTTGCTCAAATTCTGATTTGGGCATTGATCGACGAGCTTCTTCAACATCCGACTCAGCCATTCTAGTATTTTCAGTATAGTCAGCTTGCAAACTACACCACTCTGAAAAGTTCTGATCAAAGCCACGTTGCCAAAACTTTGAAAACCAGTTGTTTTTGCCGCGTGGAGTACTAATAAATATAGCTTTAGCGTGTGGCTTGTCTAGTGTGGGACGTAGTGCAATATTAAAAGCTTCTTCGCCACGCTCCGATAGTGCAGCTTCGTCAAATATAATTAAATCGTATGACCTACCAACCGTTGAATCAACAGTACCTACTGAACCCATACGAATAGTTGACCCGTTTTGTAGTTCAATAACTCTATCTT